TATGAAGCAGGACAAGGCCACTGCTGCCAAGGCCGTGCACAAGCATGAGAAGAAGATGCACCCCGGCAAGCCGTTGACGAAGATGGCTAAGGGCGGCAAGACCAACGCGCAGATGGGGGCCATGGGCCGTAACCTCGCTAAGGTCGCCAACCAGAAAAAGCCGATGCGCAGCGTTGCCAAGAAAGGCATCTGATATGCACACCTATCGCAAACCGAAGCCCGTCCCCGTACAGGACAATAACGGCTATCCGAACAATATCGCCAATACCCAGACGCAGAAGACCCGGGGCACCGGTGCTGCTACCAAAGGTACCGGGCACAGCTCGAAGATGGGATAATCCTTGAACGCGTGGGGTATCATATACCTAGCTACAAACGTACTGACAGGTGAGCAGTATGTAGGGCAAACGAAGCAGCGTCCGAACGTCCGTTTTCGTGCGCATGAGATATCTGCGCGCGACCCAAAGACGAAGTTCCATCGCGCAATTGCTGGCCTCGGATACGAAAATTTTAAGTTTGAGGTCATTGCGTCCGCAGCTTCACGAGAAGCGCTGAACGACACCGAAAAAGCTATTATCCGGCAATACCACCCTACATATAATTCTACTGTGGGGGGTGCAGGAAGGCCGCGCAAGGTATCGCAGGAAGAACGCTCACGTATGTCGGAAGCGGCTAAGCGTAGATGGGCCAATCCCGAATGGCGAGAAGCGACCACAGCTTCTATACGTAAAATCGCTTCCAGCGGCTGCTATGCGGACTATGGTCGTAAGGTAGGTAAGACCGGTGCTGGTGCAAAGGCGCGTTGGGCTGACCACGTTAAAATAGAGAAACAGCCCAAAGACCGTAGTGCTTCGATGGCTGCGTCATGGGCCAATCCTACAGTCCGTGCAAAACGCATAGCGGGGATTATTGAAACCAATAAACGCCCGGAAGTACAAGCGCGGCGACGGGAGCTTATGCTTGGGCGTAAACTAACCCCAGAAACCATCACAGCGATGGCCAAATCGAAGTGGAAACCTGTGCACTGCCCTGAATTACAAATTACATTCCTCTCGCGTTTGGCCGCTGCGGAGTATATAAACGTCGGGAAATCAACAGTGTCAGAGGCTCTCCGGCACAACCGCATGGTAGCAGGCAAATACACCCTGCAGGAGGTGCGTCATCGACTATAATGCGCTTTTCGAAACCGTTAAGGGGTATGTAGAAAACGACTTCCCCAACACTAGCTGGACCGACTCTGCCGGTACCGGTACGGTGACGTTGACGTCTACCGAGCAGCTGAACACGTTCATACAGGAAGCCGAGCAGCGTATTTTTAACGCTGTAGAGCTGCTCGTAGCTCGTGACACTGCCACCGGAACGCTGACCAGCAATAACCGGTTTCTGGCAATCCCTGCCGACTGGTTGGCCACTTTCTCTCTGGCTATAGTGGTGGGCGGCAATTACGAGTATCTGCTGAACAAGGATGTGGAGTTTATCCGCGAAGCGTTCCCCAGCGCTACCTACACCGCTGCGCCGGAATATTACGCAATGGTAGACAACGCGCAGTTCCTTCTCGGCCCGACGCCAAACTCGGCTTATAGCTACGAGCTGCAATACTACCGCTACCCAGAGTCCATCGTGACTGCAGGAACCTCGTGGCTTGGGGACAACTTCGACAGTGCGCTGCTTTACGGTACGCTGCTAGAGGCGTATACCTTCATGAAGGGCGAGCCCGATGTAATTGCTGAATACCAGAAGCGCTACGATGCCGCGATGGCTTCGCTCAAGCGGTTGGGTGAAGGCAAGAACCGTCAGGATACCTACCGCACACCGCAAGCCCGCTACCCGGTCTCGTAAGGAGGATATATGTTCGATCCTATTGCCGGAAATGTTGGTACGGTCTTGGTGCACACCACGCAGCATCGTGGTGCCACGCCTGAGGAGCTCGCGGAACGCGCGCTCGATAAGATCATCTATGTCGGCGCAGATGCCCATCCTCATATTCGTGAGCAGGCAGAAGCCTTCAAGGACTCCATCCGGCACGTTCTTATATTCTACATGCACGAAGCAGTGCGGGGGCATAAGACCACGTTGGCTAACAAACTACGGGACGCGGGTATGGTCGATATCATCCCGATCCTAGACGCATAAGGAACAGAAAAGTGCCGATAACTCAATGTTTATGCACGAGTTTCAAGTCTGAAATTCTGCTGGCCGTTCACGACTTCCGGGTATCTGGTGGCGACACTTTCAAGCTGGCGCTCTACAATTCGTCGGCAAGCATCGACGCCAACACCACTGCTTACACGGCTTCGAACGAAGCTACTGGTACCAATTACACCGCAGGTGGCGCAGCGCTCACCCGGCTGGGTGTGGTCACATCGAACAATAACAGCTCGGTCGGTACGGGGTTCACCGACTTTGCGGACCTCACCTTTAGCAATGTGTCGGTCACGGCGCGCGGCGCGCTCATCTATAACTCCACGCCTTCGGCAAACTCCAACGCCAACACCACCCTCGTGAACGCAGCTGTCTGCGTGCTGGACTTTGGAGCAGACAAGAGCGTCACAAACGGGGACTTCACCATTGTGTTCCCGACCGCCACTAACACCACTGCAATCATAAGGATCGCGTGATGAGCATCACCTTAGGTTCTCGGTCTCTTTCTCGGCTTGAGGGTGTACACCCCGATCTGGTGCGCGTCGTCAAGCGCGCCGCTGCCATGTCTGATCTCGACTTCACCGTGCTGGAGGGCCTACGCACCGAAGCGCGGCAGAGGCAGTTGGTTAGGGAGGGTGCATCTAAGACGCTGAACTCACGCCACCTGACTGGGCATGCTGTCGATCTGGCCCCTATGCTTGATGGGAAAGTGACATGGGACTGGAGTTTATATTATAGGTTGGCTGATATTGTGCGGTCAGCATCGGGACACGAAAAGGTGCCCGTGCGTTGGGGTGGCACTTGGAAGCTACTGTCCGCGATACAAGGGCCTATAACAGCAAAGAACCTTAGCCGCTCGTTTCCTGATGGCCCTCATTTTGAGCTCCCTCGGGCGAACTACCCCTAGCGGCCTTGACCTCTGCTATGGTCCGACCAATAATCTTCATCTCTTCTACAGTGAAGCGGTTGCCGCGCATGATGTTGCAGCCACCGCAGGCGGTTTGGACGTTACCTTTTATGTGGGGTAAATCGTTATCTATACGGTCTAAACCACGATTTTCGGTGGTTGTCCCGCAATACACGCAGGGCTGCAGTATGAACGCCAAAATCTCTTCTACGCTTAAATCGCAGGCATCTACCCGTTGGTATGCTTTGCGTAAATGCGTGGCGCGTCCCGACTGTGTTCGACTCCATCGCAGCATGCGCGCCTTACGTTTAGCTTTTTGCTCGGGCGTCAGCGCGCCCCAACGCTCTTTGCGCCGGTCTCGGCCTTTCTTCCGCGACCTATGGCAATCCTTGCATTCGTATGATAAACCTAGTGGACGTGATTTTTCACGATAAAAATTTTCGGGGGTGGCCTCAAAAGTAGTATTACAGCGGAAACATATGCGGGTCGTCATTCTGTGTGTTTATACGTTCCGCACTATAGCGCAAGGAAAATGATATGAACAAAGAAGAACTCTACGGCGTAGCACGCACGGTCCTGTCAGCCCTCGGGGGCTTTCTGGCCGGTAAAGGGTATATCGACTCTGAGACCGCAATTGCACTCGCAGGTGCAGGTGCAACGGTCGTTGCCGCTTTCTGGTCGGTAAAATCCAAGCGCGCGGCCAAGGCCGACTGATACAACGGTACGGGTAGACACCGACGTAAGGAAAAGACATGCCGAGTACATATAGCAATATCAAAATTCAGCTGATGGCCACTGGTGAGAATAACACCACATGGGGCAACGTCACGAACATCAACCTTGGTACGGCTATCGAGGAGGCTATTGTTGGCTCGGCAGATGTCACCTTCGCCAGTGCCAATGTCACCCTTACGCTTACGGATACCAACGCTTCGCAGACTGCGCGCCACATGCGCTTGCGCTGCACCGGGGTCACCGGTGGGTCTACCCGTAACCTTGTCGTACCGGCTATCGAGAAGCCCTATATCGTACAGAATGATTGCTCTGATAGTATCCTCGTCAAGACTGCTGCGGGCAACGGTATCACGGTCCCGGCTGGCAAGACCATGTGGGTCTACAGCGACGGTACGAATGTAGTTAACACGACCACTCACCTGTCGTCGCTTACCTTGGGTACTGACCTAGCCGTCGCTGACGGCGGCACCGGTGCCTCGACCTTCACTGCCAATGGCGTCCTACTCGGTAACGGCACTTCTGCTATACAGGTCACTGCCGTTGGCGCGACTGGTCAGGTTCTCGTAGGCAACACAGGCGCGGCTCCATCATGGGCTGCACTTTCTGGTATCGGCGTCACCTCGCTCAGCTTCGGCTCTACCGGCCTCACGCCCGCCACGGCTACCACTGGCGCTATCACTGTTGCCGGTACGCTTGG